GCTCAAGCCCTAGCACAGGCCCAAAAACAAGTGCAGACCTTGATTCCAGTCATGCAAAAAAACTGGGCCAAAGCAGTACAAGATGCCTTGGCGCAGAGTACGGATCCTGCTACCAGTGCACCTGCTACCGGTGTGGATAAAATGACCACAGGCGATCAAACCTCGTTGAAGGCACAGCTGATTGCACTTGTGAATTCTGCCATTTATCCGCAATACTCACAGCAATACAAAAACCTGCCCACTCAAGTGGGCGAAGACCCCACAACTAAAGCACAGGCCATGCAAGTGGTTCAAGATATTGACAGTGCTGTTGATGCCATATTTCAAGGTACCATGGACAAATCAGCAAACGTTCAACAGGCCTGGCAAAGTTTAGGACGTGATGGTATTGCTCCGGCACAGGCCATAGCAATTCGCGATGCTGGTAGTGGCACTGTAATAACAATGTCTCAGGGAGCCAGGAAATTGGCTAATTTGTTAAAATTAGACGATGGGGATATAGTAAAGATTAGACAAGTCATTCAAAACCCCGGTGGTGAGCAATATGCAACAGCAATTCTTGATAAAACAACACCTGCAACAACAGCTTCTCCTTTGATTAAACGATTTGGACAACAAACAAAATTAACTGATACAGAGCTTACATCATTGATAGCGTTAGCACAAGATGCCGCAAATGATGCGGCCTTTAAGGAAATGTTTGGATTACGAGCATGATGTATCTCAACGAAGGTGGCAACGTTTTCAAAGATGCACAAGGTCGGCCACTAACACAACGCATCAAACAAGCAGACATCGCCAGCACAGTGGCCTGGCTGGAAACAGTCACAGGTCTTGATTTATCACATGATAAGGATGAGAACGGTATTCCTGTCAAGTGGCTGGGCTCAACAGGCAAGAAACCCGACTCAGGTGACCTAGACCTTGCTGTGGATTCCAACGAAATAACCAAGGCTGAACTCAAGGGCCAACTGGATGCCTGGGCCACAAAGAACAAACAAGATCCTCGAGACTGGTGCAGACTCACAGGCGAAGCAGTGCATTTTAAAACACCCATACAAGGTGACCCCAAGCGTGGCTATGTACAAACAGACTTTATGTTCATGCCCAACATGGAATGGGGAACATTCTGGCTGGGCGGCGGCACAGGATCAGCCTACAAGGGCGTGTTTCGTAATGTGCTGATGTCAAGCATTGCCAAAGCACTGGGACTCAAAGCCTCGGCCAAGGGTATCATTAGTCGCCAAACAGAAAAGTTGATCACAATGGATCCAGATCAAGCCGCTGGTATATTGCTGGCCCCACAGTACAAACGCAATCAGTTGATGACTGTGGAAAGCATTTACAAGGCCTTGGCCATGGATCCTGACCGTGATGCCAAACTGGCAGACTTCCGTGAATACATTGCACGTGAAGGTGTAAAGGAACCCGAAATGGGCATGGCAGAAAGTGACGTTAACTTTCTGGCCCGCTTGCGTGATCGTATTGTGAATCGTGGTTATGTTGCTCTTGTTGAAGCTGAACAAGCTGGTGTGGGCGGCAGAGCCAAGGGCATTGAACACCTGGAAGATCTAGTGTTCCGTCGTGGTACTCAAGGTATTCGGGACGCACTGGAAATTGTTAACCATGCCACACAACAACCTCGAACTGTCACAGCCAAGTGGGACGGAAAACCTGCTGTGATATTTGGACGTAAACCTGCCACAGGTGAGTTTGTGTTAACTGATGGGTCAGGCTTTGAAGCCAAAGGTTACGATGGTCTTGCTACCAGTCCTCAAATGATGGCAGACATACAAAGTCGGCGCTCAGGTGATAGAACTGAACTTATCAATTTGTATGCACAATTGTTTCCTGTACTAGAAGCCGCACTACCGCCTAACTTCCGTGGCTATGTCAAAGGTGACTTGTTGTATATGTCAACACCGCCTGTGGAAGCAGGCAACTATGTGTTCCGACCCAACACAGTGGAATACCGAATTCCAGTCAAGAGCGCACTAGGACAACGCATTGGTAACAGCAACATTGGTATTGCTATTCACTCAATGTATGCGGATGCAGGAGATGCCCGACAGCCACTAAGTGGAGTAAAGTTTACCGAAGTGCCGGGCTTGATGCTAGAGCGGCCAGCAAGTCCTCGAGCACTGGAAACTGAAACCACGGCTGAAAAACAACTCAAACAATTGATTAAGTCTCAGGGCCGAGACATCGATACCTTGTTCAACCCCACAGAACTGCGGGCACACAAGATCACAGATCTAGCAAAACTGTGTGTGGACTTTATCAACACCAAAGTAGGTGCACCACTCAACGGCGCTACACTATTGCCTGAGTTTGGCGAGTGGTTGCAGACACGAGTGACCCCACAAAAGTTTCGCAACATTGTGGAATACCTGAACAGCCCTACTTCAAATACGCCTGCCCTGGCAGCCGCATTTAATGCATTTAACTTGCTACACGATGTCAAAATGCACCTGCTACGCCAAGCAGACACAGAGCACCCAGGACAAGAAGGCTGGGTCATGGCCACTCCTGTGGGCTATGCAAAAGCAGTAAATAGATTTGATCCCAATGCATTTGCGGCTCAAAACAGACAGAGAAACAATCCGCAACAGGCGTGATTTTTCCAAATTGACTAAATAAAAGCAGGTCCACAGAGACCACTAACTTAAAGGAAATTTATCATGGCAGTATTTACAAAAGTAAACGGAACCACACAACCAGTATTTGCACTGGACGTAGCAAACGGTTCCATCGCAGGAACAGCTAACGTAGCAGCTCAAGGTCCAGTTCAGATCCAAGGTCCAAAACTTGACTTCTTTACTTTGACAGCTAACGCCGCGTTGACCAACGCTGGTAACGTTAACGGTTACTTGAACAACGTTTTGACAGCAGTTCAACAACTTGGTACAATCGCAATTTACCAAGCTGGTGCTACAGCTGGCACAATCAACATCGCTATCTATCCAAGCGGTGCTTACACTACAACAACTTTGGTTACTGCGGCTCAAACAGCCAACGCAACTGGTGGCTTGAACATTGGTATCCCAACTGCCAACGTTTCTGCTGCAGCAACATTCACTAACCTGTAATCAGTTTAGTTGACCACGCTGACCCTGGAAGTAAAAACTCCAGGGTTTCTTTTTGGCATTAAATACTCACAGAATGAAGATCACGTGCCGTACCCTTTTTGATTGCAGTCTTACTGGTGTAACCGGACACTACAGATCAAGCGAAATTCCTTTTGTGGATCGAGCTGGACAAACTGTACGTAATCAACAAGACTGGAATCATTCGCGCAATCAGCAACGTAATTGGGAAACACTCTTGCAAATTATAAGTTTGAGAACACAGCCCATTGACCTCACTGTGCCTGTAAAGAAAAACGCAGAATGGAAATTTGAGTTTGACTCAGAGTCAGAAGGTGTATTTGAAATGCACGGCAATGCAGATCCCCTGGCTGGACTCAAACAAGATTGTGAAGGAGTTCCAATGATGTTGAATTTAACCGAACAACCCAGCCTGGCACCTACCATCACCACATCAGGACATAATCAAAACATTTGGTTCTCTACGGTAAATAATGCATTGGAGTAATCATGGTTGACACAACTGATATCGAAAAGAAAAGTCTCGAAGCCCACGTTGAACTATGTGCTCAACGCTATACTGCTTTAGAGCAACGTATCGACGATGTCAAGCAAGACACCGCAGAATTAAAAACTACCATTCAAGAAGTACATCGACTGGTACACAAAATGAGTGACAGTCGCAATTCGCAATTGATTGGTTGGGGGGTGGGAATTATTGGATTCTTAACAGCCGTCATAGGATACTTGGTTACTCACTACGTATTAAAATGACCCAAGAACAAAAATTAGATGCCTGGGCTGAACGCGAGCTCAAACGCAATATCGATTCTATTATCCTGGATGATGGTACCGGTTCTCTTGTGGTTTTTGGAAAATATCGCATACAGCCTCAGGGCACTAGATTTCAAGTCAGTACCTGGGACAAAGCTATTCATTCTTTCAGCACAAAAAAAACAGCAATGAGTTGGTGTACAACAGATCATCAAAAGCAGTATAATATATCCAATCAGATTCTGGTACTAGACCGTAAAAAACAAGCACTAGCGGCAGATATATACTGCCGACAAGCCATTGGCGAGCGCGGGCGAACAGAATCATTTTATGAAATCATAAACATGAAACTGCAACCCAAGATAGACCAGTACAACTCAGTCACAGCCGAACTGGAGAAATGTGTAAATCAGGCTAAATATATGCAAATTAAGGGATTCAATAATGAAACTGCAAGAACTATCGGCTCCAACGCCAAGTAAGCAAATAGCCAAAGTATTCGAAAGTTACTTTGGTAACCGCATTAGCTTTGACCAATTAACACGTGGTCAAACTCGATCAATGTTGGGTAAAGTACGTGGTATCTTGGGCGAGCACCGCAAGACTTCTGCACGTCACAGCAGTGAACAAGATCCACGCTATCTGCAATTGGTAATGATGGAACAGGCACTGACTACTCGTTTGCAAGAAAACGTCATGCCTCCTGCACCCGGTACTGCACCTGCTCCCACACCTGGTGCAGCTGTGGCTGGTGGAACACCTGCTGTAGCCGGTGCTGTTGCAAAAGATCCTAAACTGGCCGCCGCACTGAAAAAGTCTGCCGCTGGTCAGTCATTGAATCCTGAAGAACAAAAATTGGTAGCTGGTGCCGCAATGATGCAAGCTGAAAGTCGTTTCCGCAGAATGGCACGCCGTTTAAACGAAAGCGAAATTCAACAAGCTCAAGTGGTCCTGGCCGCTCAAGACATGGTTGACAAAATGCAAAGCATGTTGGAAGACGTGAGTGAATTGCAGTTCAAAGAACTGCCAGCTCTAGTTGATTCAATCAAGAATCAAGTTGGTATTGATCAAGCTGCACAATTCAATGCAGATGCCACAACCGCACTAACAGGCTTGTTACAAAACATCCAAGGTGCCAAGCAACAACTTGACGCCGCATTGAATGTAGTAACTGGTGCTGCTCCTGCTGGTGCTGCAGCCGCAGGTGCTATGGGCGCTGACATTGCCGCAGGCGCAGGCGACATGGCCGCCGCAGGTGCTGATATGGCCGCCGCAGGTGACATGGGTGCTGAGATAGGCGCTGATGCAGAATTAGATGCCGCAGCCGCCGAAGCCGGTGCTGAACCTCCTGCCGCCGCGCTAGGCCGCGCCAAGAGATAATGAAAATATTCGAAGTTGACATGGGCATGGCACCTACGCCTAACTCAGCGCAACTGTCAGGCTTGGTACAGTTCCTTAATGGTCGTGCCAACGATACCAATGCTCGAAAAGAAATCAGCCAAGATGCGTTTATTAAACTGGCCAATGATCTGGATATCAACATCACTGCCCAAAATCTAGCCGATGTTGTGAGTCAAGAGCCTCTTAGTAACTTGTTGGAACCCATGGATCCAAATACTGGCGTGTTGATGTTCAAAGGGGCAGGACAACCTGATGTTGCCATGCCA